TCCGGATAATTCATCACAGAAGAAAACAGAAGAGAAAAAGGTAGATGAGTGATTATTGGGAAAAGAGAGCTGCCTGGGATATGTATGAACGTATGGTTGATGCAGAAGACACTGCTAATCTTGTAGCCAGGATATACAGGTCCGCATCTGCTCAGATTGTGTTTTCAGCTCAGGATATATTCGAGAAGTATATGACAAAGTATAAATTGTCAAAAACTGAGGCATGGAGATTCCTGAACAGTATCCAGGATAAAGATTCTATTCAGAAGCTGCTCCTTGAGCTTAAGAATAAGGACTCTGGAAAGAATAAACAGGAACTTCTAAAGGAGTTGGAAGCACCGGCATACAGAGCCAGAATCGAAAGACTGCAGGGACTCCTGCAACAGGTCGATACAGTCATGCAGAATGTATATCAACAGGAACAGCAGTTTGATACAAGCTTTTTTGAACAGCTTGCTGAGAACGCTTATTATAGGACGATATACAATGCACAGCGTAAGACTGGATTAGGTTTTAGCTTTTCTCATGTCGATCAGAAGCAGATTGATCGGGCACTCCGGATGAACTGGTCTGGGAAACATTACTCGAAGCGTATTTGGAAAAACACGGATGATCTTGCAAAGACGGTAAAAGATGAACTGCTGGTAAGTCTTTTGACTGGCAGAACAGACAGGGAAACGGCAGCAGTCATCACTGAGAAGTTCGGTGGTGGTGCAATCAAGGCAAGACGACTGATTAGGACGGAGAGCTGTTTCTTTTCCGGAGAGCTGACAGCACAGGCGTATGAAGAATGTGGCATAAAGAAATATCGTTATGTTGCTACACTGGACTTACGGACCAGTAAGATATGTCGGGAACTGGATGGGAAAGTCTTCCTGGTGCCACAAAGACAAGCTGGAAAGAACTATCCGCCGATGCATCCGTGGTGCAGATCTACCACAATCAGTGACATTGATGATGAGACGCTGTCCAGGATGACAAGAGCGGCTTATAATCCGGAAACCGGACGTACTGAGAAAGTTCCTGCAAATATGACATATGATGAATGGTATCAGAAATATGTCAAGGGAAATACAAAGGCTGAAGCTCAGGAGAAAGCTGTAAAGAATGCATCCAGTGATCGAAAACAGTTCGATAAATATCGAGAGATCCTTGGCAAAGATATGCCGAAATATTTTGCAGACTTCCAGGAAATGAAGTATAATAGTCCTGAGGAATGGGAACTTCTTAGAACTTATGCCCGATCAGTGAAGAATGGCATGATATCACCGTTATCTGGATTTAAGAATTATCAGAAAATCTATGGTGAAATCAATGAAAAAGTTGTTGGTACAAAAACTTCTGAGGGAACGGCAGTAACCAGACAGAGCAAACATTTCATGGAGAGAGTAATAGGAACCATGAGAGACCCAAAAACAGGAAGACCACGATCGGGAGTTACTGTGGAAGGAATACGGGACGCACTGGAGAATCCAGCGACTATTAGAGCAGTAAGAACAGACTCACAAGGCGAAAGAAGCCAGAAATATATTGGAGAAAAAGCAACGATTTCGATAGATCCAGACACAGGAATATTAATTCAGTGCAATCCAACAAACGAAAGATTGTTAAGGAGTATTCAGAATGGAAAAGTTTAAATTAAATGAAAAGCAGATTGAATATTTAAAAAGAGAATACCCGAACAGCGAATTGGTACAAAGAGTATTGTCAACACAGAAAGACATGCTCTTTGAAATTGATGTAGATACATACATTGATTTTATGGAGTACATAGAAGATGAATCGGTATATTGGATGGATGCACACCACGAGCCATCAGAGAAAACTTATATGCTTGAATCAATAAGGGATGATATTTATTATCAAACCAACTGATACCACCAGTCAGAAATGACCGGTGGTATTTTTATATTCATTTTTAAGAAAGGGAGGCTATAAAACATGAAGAAATTATTTATCAGTCAGCCAATGAGGGGCAAGACAGATGAGGAAATCCTTACAGTAAGAGAAAAAGCAATCAAAAGTGCAGAGAAGCAGGTCGGTGAACCTGTAGAAGTGATTGATTCCTTCTTCCAGTCAGCGCCAGCAGATGCAAAACCACTCTGGTATCTGGGGGAATCTCTCAAACTTTTGGCAGAAGCTGATGTGGCGTATTTCGCTAAAGGATGGGACGAAGCCAGAGGGTGCAAGATTGAGAACACTTGCGCTATCGAATATGGAATTGAGACCATTATTGAAGATTATATGGAGGGCTAAGAGCATGAAAAAGAAAATTGCAGCAGTAATTGCATTGGTGCTTCTGATCTGTATTACAGCCACAGGATGTGCTGAAGCAGATCAGGTGAGCTACAACATTTCCAAAGAGGCAGATAACTTCAATGTGACCAGGAAACTCACGGTCCTGAATGCCAGAACAGATACGATTCTTCTGGAATTGACTGGAACATTTGCATTGAAGAATAATTCTGACAACGAGCTGGAAGTGATTATTGAGACAGCGGATAACAAATATCAGAAAGATTATGTGTATCTGAATGACTACACTATGTATGTAGTTGAAGATATTTCTGGATCAGCTGTAGATAAATATCATTACGAGATCAATTTCCTTCCAGAGTTTGGATTAAAAGCAACATACAGTGATTGAGGGGAGGTGAGAACAATGAAGGTAAAGTGTATTAAACGCTACAGCGATGTCAAATTAAAGAAAATCGTTGAAGTTGGCGAGATTCTGGATGTTGATGATGAAAGAGCTGAACATCTGATTCATGAAGGTGTTGCTGAGATCACAAAAGAAACAGAAAAGTCAGCAGGTAAGGAGAAAGGATAAGGTGATCCGTTTATCTCCCTATGAGGCGCGGGGTGAAGCGTCTTATTTTTTGTGTCCGAAATGACATAAAACTACAGAATCTGAGACGAATGGCCCGGGCACAGTAGTGAATAGGCTGGGCGGAAAGGATAAGAAATGAGAAATAAAGTATTCAAAGCAATGTGTAAAGTTCCAATGAACCTGCAGTTATTTGCAGAAGGCGGAGACGGTGCTGGGACCGGCGATGAAGGCGGTAATGGCGGCGGAGCCGGTGGAGCAGGCGTTTCAGATGGGAATGAACCTCTGTCCTTCGATGATTTCCTGAAAACCGGTGGTAATCAGGCAGAATTTGACAGACGAGTCCAGAAGGCAGTCAATACGGCAGTGACAAATGCTCAGGAGAAATGGCAGGCACTGACGGATGATAAGCTTTCTGAGGCTGAGAAGCTGGCAAAGATGACAAAAGAAGAGAAAGCACAGTACATGCAGCAGAAGAAAGAAAAAGAACTTTCTGAAAGAGAAGCTGCTATTACTCGCAAAGAACTGATGGCAGAGGCAAGAAACACACTTGCTGGTGATGGCCTTCCGCAGGAACTTGCGGAGATTCTGAATTATACAGATGCCGACGCTTGCAAAAAGTCTATGGAGACCGTAAAAGCAACCTTCCAGAAAGCTGTTGAGACAGCTGTGGAAGAGAAGTTGAAAGGTGGAAAGCCGCCAAAGAAGGCTTCGGGACAGGAAGGTGTCACAAAAGAAATGTATTCCAAGATGGGATATGCAGAAAGATTGAAACTGAAAACAGAAAATCCGGATCTGTATAAGCAGTTATCCGGCAAATGAAAAAGGAGAGAAAAATAAATGGCAGAAACAATTTTTGGAATTCCATTTGATGAAGAATTATTTATGCAGATGTGGAATGAAGCACGGGATCCATATCTTACAGCAATGATCGAATCTGGTGCTGTTGTAGAAGACCCGGTTATTGCGGAAAGAATCGCAAACAGCGGAAACTTTTACACCATTCCGTTTTATAACACTCTTGATGGAGAAGATCAGAATTATGATGGTCAGACTGACATCACAGTGGAAGAAGTAGCTGGTGGTTCCCAGAGCGGTATTGTATATGGTAGAATCAAAGGATTCTTTGCTCGTAACTTTACCGCAGAACTTTCTGGTGCTGATCCGATGGGACATATCGTAGCCACAATTGCCAGATACTGGCAGAAGAGACGTCAGAAACGTCTGATTGGTATCACTGACGCTGTATTCGGTATTACTGGAGCATCAGGCAATGCAAAGAAATGGAACGAGAATCATACTCTTGATCTGTGTTCCGCATCTGCTAATGCAAGAAACATTGCAGAGACGGACCTCAATGATCTTGCGACAATGGCTTGCGGTGATCATAAAGATCAGTTTGGCCTTGCAATCATGCATTCTGATGTAGCAAAAACACTGGAAAATAAACAGCTTCTGGAATTTTGGAAGTATACAGATCCAAATGGCATTCAGCGTCCAATGAATATAGCATCTGCAAACGGATACACAGTTATTGTTGATGATGGTGTACCGTGTGTTACTGTTGGCGGTTCTGAAGCCAACAAAGATCTGAAAAAGTATACAACATACCTGTTTGGACAGGGTGTCATTCGTACTGCAAAAGGCCGCGTAGATATTCCGGTTGAAACAAATCGTGATGCGAAAAAGAATGGCGGTCAGGATGAACTTATCACCAGAATGAGAGAAACTATCCATCCGAATGGATTCAGCTTTACAAAACCAAAATCAAACTGGACTGAATCCCCGACAGATGAGCAGCTGTTCGCGACTGCAAACTGGAATATTGAATTTGATCCAAAGGCTATTCCGATGGCACGTCTGATTACCAATGGCTGATAAGGAAGTGATCAGATGACAGAGCTGGAAAAGCTGAAAAAGATCACTGGTGAGAAAGATGAAGAGCTTCTGCAGCTTCTTTTAGAGGATGCGGAGGCTTTCGTTTTATCCTATACAAATCGCACGCATATTGTTACTGGATTGGAAAAAGCGGTCAGAGATCTTGCGGTGATCGCACTGAATCGGATGGGTACTGAAGGTGAAAAAGGCAGAAGCAAGGGCGGAGAAAGTTATACTTTTGATGATGCTCCAAAGCAGATCTACGATACCATGAACAGATATCGGCTTGCGAGGATTGGAGGGAAGACCTATGAAACTCCGGAGAAACAGGGTTGAAACCTTTTACCACAGGAAAAGGATCGTAGAAAAAGATTCAGAGGGCAGTACCAGAGAAAGATATGGTACTGCTTCTTTGATCTATGGAGAATCCTGGCCGGCATCTGGTAAAGTACAAGCTCAGCAATATGGACAGCGCTTGAATTATATCAGAAATCTGAGGATATCCGGAAAATATGAGATAAAGCCGGATGAAAAGGGCAGGTTGCATTATATTCTTGACAACGGAACAGATATTCAGGAATCTGATGGAATCTGTCTTTTTGTTGGAAGCGACAGGGAATCGGATTATAAGATCATTTCCATTAAGCCGTATAGAATGCTTACTCTGGAGGTGGAGAAGTTGTGAGTGATGCAGATGAACTCGATAAAAAGCTGAAACAGCTGGCAGAAATCGATATGAAACGTGCTGTTGCACAGGCAATCCAGACAGTGAAATCAGCAGCAGTGAATAACTGCAGTGTTGATACTGGAGAATTGAGGCAGAGCATCTACGCTGAGGTTACGGGAGATAGTAATCGGGCAGAGGGAATCTGCTGGACCAACAAAGCCTATGCTCCGTATGTGGAGTTTGGTACTGGTCCGAAAGGTCAGGCAGATCACGCAGGCATTTCTCCGGATGTCGCACCGGTCTATACGCAGTCACCATGGTGGATTCATGAGAGTCAGGTTGACCGTAGAGTAGCTGAGAAGTACAGATGGTTTTATATCGATACTCCAGAAGGACGCTTCTACCAGTGTACAGGACAGCCGGCACATCCCTTCATGTATCCGGCATTGCATGATAATGAGGATAAGATCTTAAGTAATATGAGAGCCAGCTTCCAGGCTGAGATAGGAAAGGTGACCAAATGAAAAATATAAAGGAACAGGTATATAACGCATTATGTACTGTTACAGAAAATGTTTCAGATTCTTATCCGCGAACATGGGCGGATGGATCCACGATTCAGTATACAGAAGAACAGAATAATGTATCTGAATGGAGTTCAAGTTTTGATGGAGTAAGAGAAGATAAATCTTATGTGCGATATAGGATTGATATCTGGAATCGCGACAGTACATCTGCAACAACTCTTGCAGTTGACAATGCAATGAAAGTGACAGGATTAAAGAGAAGCGAATGTCAGGATGTTCCGGATCCGTCGGGAATGAAGCACAAGCAGATGCGTTATGAAGGAATCATTGACATGGATTCTGATGAGGTCTACTGGACCTAGGAAAGGAGAAGTAGCATGTTAGCAAATGGAACAACATTAGGCTATAGAAAACATACAGATGGCGGAAGTAATTCCGCAGCTTACACAGATCTTCCGGGGTTAAAAGAGATTCCGGAAGTAGGAACAGAAATCGATAAGGAAGATAACACTTGCCTGACAGACCCTCATAAAATCTATGAACAGGGCATTGGCGATCTTCCGGATATGGTATATAAGTTCAAATATGATAATACCAAGGCTGACAGTCCATATAGAGTCATGAGGGATGCAGCTGCTAAAAAGGAAATCTGGGATTTTCAGGAAAAGACAAAAGATGGTACAGTTACGGAATTTACCGCTCAGTTTGCTGTAAAACGAACCGGCGGTGGAGTAAATGGTGTTATCGAGTTTGAAGCAACGATGGCAGTACAGTCTGAGATTAAACAGACTGACCCGGCATAAAAGGAGGTAAAACATGGAAAGTCTTGGTGGTTTAGATGATGCAACAAAAAATACAGAAGATACAGTGGTATCTCTGGAAGAAAAGAAAGAAAAGAGAAGACCGTTTCATTTTTGGACGGTAA